ATACATTACCACCTGTAACGTTGCCAACCACGCTTAACGGAACGTTTTGTACCTGCACAAGTACGTTGCTTACCACAAGATTGTTGTTGCCGCCGGCTCCGATGTTGACAGCATTGCCGGGATTTGGTGCAGAGATATTTGTAACTGTTAGGTTTGTACTGGTAACATTGAGTATATCTCCTATTGTTCCCTGGATGTTACCATTAAAGTAGTTGCCAGTGATGTTGCCTGTGGTGCTTATAGTATTGCTACCATATGCGGCCAAGAATGTGGCCACATTGGCATTGCCATAACTTGCGGCTATGCCGGTTAGTTGTGATCCATTACCAATAAAAAAGTTACCAGACACATTGCCTGTTGCACTGACAATGCCAGCGGTTAGGATGTTACCACCTGTGACATTACCAACCACGCTCAAAGGAACGTTTTGTACCTGCACAAGCACGTTGCTTACAACGAGATTGTTGTTTCCGCCAGCAGTGATGTTTACAACGTTGCTAGGTCTTGCTGCAAAGATGTTTTCAACCGTAAAATTGGTGCTGGTAAGGTTTGTAATATTTGCCAACAGTGCTAGAATGTTGCCACCAGTGATGTTGCCAGTTGCACTTATCAATCCACTAGTCAAGATGTTGCCACCTGTGACATTGGCTGTAGTTGTAATGTTACCTGTGCCGCTAATGACATTGGATCCCAATGCTGCCAACAAAGTGGTTACGTTTGAATCTGTATATCCGGCTGGCAAACCAGTCAGTTGACTGCCGTTACCAATAAAGAACCCACCAGCAATGTTTGCTGTGGTTGAAATGTTGCCTGTCACAGTCAATGATGACAGTGTGCCAACACTGGTGATGTTTGGTTGTGCTGCCGTGGTAACCGTACCTGCTGTGGTAGCCGAAGTTGCACTGCCCGCAGACACTGCGAATGTGGCATTGGCCACTGTGCCAGTAACGTTGGCACCAGTTAAGTTGGTCAATCCAACACCGTTACCATTAACCGTACCGCCGTTGATGTTGCCACTCACACTCACAGAACTTAATGTGCCAACTGAGGTAATGTTTGGTTGAGCTGCTGTGGTCACAGTACCAGCTGTGGTTGCAGAAGTAGCTGATCCTGCACTGACTGCATATGTGGCATTAGCCACAGTGCCTGTCACATTGGCACCGGTTAATGAAGTTAATAAACTACCATTGCCAACAAAGTAATTGCCAGTGATGTTGCCAACAGCACTCACCGCACCATCTGTGTTGATGTTTGCTCCGCGAACGTTTCCAACCGCACTAACATACCCAGCAGGCAAGATGTTACCTACGGTAACATTACCAGTGGTGCTGATTGTGTTTGATCCAAATGCAGCCAACAATGCAACTACATTGGCATTGCTGTAACTGGCCGGTAACCCAACCAGTTGTGAGCCATTACCAAACAAATAGGCACTGGTAATGTTGCCCCCTACTGTGATATTAGCGCCATCAAATGTCAAATTAGCACTGCCACCAAAAGATCCATTGTTGTTGAACTGTATCTGACTGTTTGATCCGGCTACAGTGCTGTTGCCAGTGATTGTTGGATAGTAGGTGTTGTATTGTGGTTGCTCCAGAGTCACATACACATTGGCACCAGCAAACACACGACCGTAGTTGGCCAGGCCTGCAATTCCTTCATCGCCAGTGGCATAGTACGAAACATTGGCTGCAGTTGTGGTTGCAGTACTAGTGGTTGCAGCAGCCACGTTGGCTATCACAGTGTCACCTGCTGCACTGGCTCGTAGCACAGTAGGAACACTGTCAACAACAGCATAAGGTGAATCTGTTGCAGCAGGTGCCACCTTGGCAATAGTGGCCGCTGCTGCCACTGTGGGCAACACCGTATCTGCTGCCACTGTGGTTTGCAACACAACAGGGACAGGGCCAGCAGTGGACTGATACGGTGAGTCAACAGCAGCGGGTGTTTTTATAATAGCCATGAGCCAATTCCTTTTTGATATTTACCGGGGTTGATTCAAAATCTATATGGGTATAGTTTGCGGCCAACAAAAAGGGCCTTGCGGCCCTTTTTGTTCCTTCCCATCTCTGAGAAAGTTGTGGTTCTCTGATTAGGAGAAAGACAAGTTGGAAACAGCGATCTCACCAACATAGTCGCCAGCATTGCCGAAAGACGATGCAGTGTTGGTCAATTCAATGAAACCATAACGAGTCATGAAGCTCACCACTGGCTCGAATGTTGTTGGATCAAGAACAACACCAGAACTCATCAACGGAATGTATGGGCAGTAGAATGCAGGAGCGTCAGCTTCTGAACTTCCTTTGTAACCCACCAACACAGGAGTTGTGTCAGATGCATAAGAGTCAACAAACACACGCATTGCGCCGTTCAGTGTACCAACAAACTTGGTGTTTGTAGGTGCTTCGAATGTGCCTTCTGTAGTGCGAGCAAAAGCAGAAGTAGTTGCAGATTGCAACACTGTCAATGCAGCGGAGCTGACCACAGCGTAGTTACCAGCGCCACGACGAGTACGTTGGGCAATCAGGTTAGCAACACGGTTGATCAACACGGCCAAAGCAGCGTGTTCGTCACCAACGAATGTAGCAGTACCAGAAACGGTAGCTTGGTTGTATGTGAACTCAGTAGTGGCCAGTGAGCGCAGGCTCAACAAGATTTCCTGATCAATTTCAGCTGTAATTTCTTGAGCCAGAGCTGCCATGATTTCGGCTTCTACGTCGATACCATGCATAGCTTGTGCGTCTTGAGCAGCTTCAAAAGTCCAACGTGCTTGCAACTTGCGAGTTTTGGCTTCAACAGCTTGCTTCAAGATTTGCACAGAGATCTGACGACCACCGCTACCTTCAAGCACTGTTGTGTTAGCACCAGCATAGATGTTCTGTGTTGGATCAACAACACCAGCAGTTACGCTGCTTGCTGAAGAGTAAGCCTGAGCAATTTTGAATGGGCTCAATGCTTCTTCACCAGCGGCTGTGCTTGTGGCAGCAGCTGAGTTGTCGTTCATTGTGTTGGCATAACGCACACGCAGAGTGTGAATTTGACCAACTGGGCCAGTCATAGGCTGAACACCAACCAACTCGTTAGCAATAACAGTTGGCATAACGCGACGAATAACTGGCAGAATAACACGGTTAAGTGTTGCAATGTTGCCAGAGCCGGTTGAACCAGAACTTGCGTTCTCTTTCAAGTATCTACGTGTATTCTCAAGAATAACGCTCATGCTGTTGCGTTTAGAACCATTCAGTCCTTCAAGCAATGCTTCCTTGGTTTCGTCCCAGCGACCTTCCAATAATTGTTGTGACATTTAAGTCTCCTTATTTAAAATTAAAGCCCTGCCAGGCGCTTGATAGCAATAACATTGCTGTTGTCAGCAGTGTCGTCAACTGGGCTACGGGCAGTTTTATTACCAGTTACTTCTGAAACATTTTCCACAATCACCTGACGGGCTTTTGCAGACTTGCCTTCAGCTAGCACAGCTGGTAGATACTTTTCAAAAGCATTCTTCAGACGAGCTGTTTGAACACTTTCGAGTAAATTACGCATGGTCTCGCGTTTCTCTTCGTTGAGAGGAGAAAGCAACTCTTCCAGAGTGTTTTGACGCACATTGGATTCGTTGATCATACGTATTTCACGTTCTTTGGACTCGACCAGAGCCTTGGCTCGGTGGCTGAGTTTGATAGCTTCTGACAGTTGATGTTCTCTTGCAGCGATGGTGTTTTGCAACTTGCGAACTTCGGCTTTCTCATTGAGATGAGTAGCACCAAATTCAGCAGCATACGCTTCAAAAATACGACGACCAAAATTGTTCTCGCGAGCAGTTTTAATGTCTTCGTGCAACTGACTCAGTTCAGTCTTGAGATGTTGACTAACAGCTTGACTCATTTTTTGAGCAGATTCTTTTACAAATCTTGCTTTGAGACCTTGAAGTTGACCACGAGCTTCACGTACCAAGCGGACTTTGGTTTCCACTACATCACGTTTGTCTGCGGCAAATTCTTGTATCTCACGAGCCAGGGCATGCACCATGAAGTTTTCTAGTTTTTCTAGTCCTTCACTGTGCATCTTGCGGTCTTTACGTAACTCTCCAATTTCTTCAGACAATTTTGTTACCATGAAGTTATTAAACTTGGTGGCATTTTCTTTCATCTTGCTCTGGAACTTCACGCGGTCTTCCCGCATTGCCATTTTCTCCTGGGCAAACTCTTCGAGCTCACCTGAGAGTCTATCTGTTAACATGTTATCTAAGGCTTCGACCATCACTGTCTTGTCGTGCTCGTAGCGTTGAGCAAACTCTTCACGTAGTTCTGCTCTGACCTGTTCACGTGCTTCTGTCAGTTTAGATTCCCAAGCTTCGTTGAGTTCTTGACTAACGTCTTCGTTGATTAGGCCGCTATCTAGCAATGGCTTAATTGCATCTAGCATGCTTTACTCCTTAATTTTGAGATCTCGAATCAGGCGCTTTACTTCCTGAGTCAGATATCTCTGTACCTTGCTGTCATGCCCTGCTTCCTTGGCAATTTCCAACACCTTATGACCGTACTTCATATTACGAAGTCCTTCATAGATTGCTTTGGGATATGCATTTGGAGCACTAGGCTGAGCAACAATATCTACAGTGACTATTTCAAAGTCACTGACTTGTCCGTTGCCGTCGTTCACGTTGCCGGAACCACGACTCGAAACGCCGAGTTTTACACCCGAATCCAGCATGGTTTTTACCAACTGGCCCATGGGCGTAGGTAATATTCTTAACTTACCATAACCAGCAGGTCCATCCATCCACATTTTGTCGATGCAATGACTGACTCTGTCAAGATTGATTTTCAAATCTTCTGGGTGATCTACTTCACCCAACACAGAATAACCTTCATGCACTTGTTTGTTGACTGATTCAACTGCTTTAGCAATCTCTTGCACAGGATACACACGTTCGTTGGCGTTGCGAACTCCGCCTTCGATACACACGCCTTCCATGTACAGTGTTTTACCGCCGTGGACATCGTCTTCGACCAAGACGCGAATCTTGGCCTGATTGAAGTTTAGATGTTCCTGTAGGTATCGCATTTTCAATTACCCTTTGCGACCACTTGGCAATGGGCTCTTGGTGTTTACACCACTAGCTTGTCCTGTTTGTGGCTTGGTAGCAGGCTTGGGGGATTGTGTAGACTGGCTTGGGCTGTTGCCAACTTTGCCAATCATGTCCTTGGTTGTAGGAGCTGTGCGACCTTGTGCAGTGTCACCAGTCATACGCACAGGCTTGCTGGCCATACCAGCTGCGCCGCTGTTGAAAGCAACTGGACCTGATTTTCCGTTACCTTCTTCTTGAGTGGTTGTTTTTGGGTGAACTTGCTTGAGAGTGATGTTCTCCATCATGCCTTCAGTTTCATACTCATCGTCATCAACTTCTTCAGGACTCATCATGTCAGCTGCGTCGCCGTCATCACCGGCCATCATGTTTTCAAACTCGGCCATCAATTGGTCCAGTTTGTCTTCCAGATTCATAACATCGTCTTTGCTAGCAGGCTCGTCTCCGTCCATGTCGTGTTCGCTTTCGAGGTCACCAGTAAGCTCGTCTCCAACATCTTCGGCTTCGTCGTCAAACTCAACGTCGTCGTCAGTTTCCATCATGCCAGACTCTTCAGCTTCAACATCGTCGATGAGATCAGCAGTTTGGCTTCCACCCATCATGTCACCTTCG